TTTTGCAAATTCAGGTGGTAAAAAATCCCAAAAAACTTTTAGAAACCCCTTGACAGTTACTACCGCGGGTAGCATACTAGAAATATAGCAAAGGCGGCTCACACCCTCGTCTGGAAAACAAAGTGTAAGCCGCCCGCGCGTACCGCCCCCTTAAAAAGGGGATTGCCCAAAAGCAACATAAACATTATGACACTGACAGCCCTTAAACCCCAAGCCCCCGCCCAAGTAATCTGGCAAGATGCCACACCTGAATGCCAAGTGGGAGATATCATCCGCAAACCGTTCGCCCCGATCGCCCGCGTTGTCGGCAAGGAAACCCTCAAAGACGGCCGCACTTGCTTGGTAGTCACCTTTCCGAGCTGCCGTGATCGCCACACAGAAGAATGGGTGGTTGGAGAACTTGCAGCTCAAGCAGTTGAAGAGTTGGTCGAAGTCGAAGCACCAGCAGCCAGTGCACCGGCGCACACCGTCGAAACGCTCAAAACCTTAACTTGGAACCAAGTCCAAAAACTGCACACCAGCTTAGGTTTGAAAGCAACAGCCGCATCGCGCACCCGTCGCGACTATGAAAACCGCATCATCGCTGCACAGCCACCACAGCCACAGACGATCGCTGAACCGGAACATATTGCAACCCCAATGACCTGCGCTACTTGCCCCTTATCTGAAAAGTTAAATCCTTTAGCTTGTGACGTAGAAAGATCTCTTGGTCACCGAATTAAGATAGAAAATCACCGACATCAGTGTGGAGTGTCGGGCAACGTAGTTCAAGGTTGGTGGGAAGCTAAAACCGCTTTAGATTTTGATTTCTATGGAGATCCTGTAATCAATTGCTACGGTGAAGTGTCCCGCACGCAGGGCCAAGTTGAAGTAATCGAAACAGTTAAAATTGAAGTATCCGAAACTGTCGTTACTGCAACCGACGACGCACCCCCAAATCGAGGCGACAACGGTCGCGGTCGGGTGACTTTAAGCCTTCCCAAGCCGACTGTTACGATCGCATGTATACCCCACGCGACAAAGCCAAAAGCTGACGATAATTTCATGACAGCTTTTACGAAAGAAAGCGAAGACGATTGCAAGTTCAACGATTTAGCCTATTTGTCCCAGTTGGAAATGGAAGCGCAACTAGCAACTGAGAAAACTGTAATTGATTCAGAAGAAGAGGCGATTGCCTACACTCGTTTACAGCAGATTGAACGAGATATTGAGTTCTACAATCGTCCAGAATCTAAACCGCAACTTTCCCCCGTAATCCAACAACTAGAAACACAAATGACAGAATTAAACAAGCTGTTTAAAATAACACCTTTTGACCCATCTATTCTGCCGCCCACTTATGACGACGATTTGGATGAGCAGCCAGTCGCCAACATTGAGCCGGAAGGTACTATCTATTGGCGGACGCCACTTGTTGAAGGGACGATCGTAGGCAAGAAAGGTGCAATCCGCCAATTCTATATCCGCAACGATGAAATTTTTATCATCATTAAGGCCGGGTTTACGGCTTCAGAAACTAAGCAACCCAACGTGCGACATCAACAAATCAGAGCCGCGATTGAAGCCGGACGCAATTTCAATCCCAGGATGTACAAACAGTATGCCTGTTTTGCACGAGAAACAGAAAATTACAACGGAATTGGTCGCATTAAACAAGGACAAGATGGGCGCTGGTGGGCATGGTCTATTTGGAGTCAGACTGACACGGGCCATCCATTTTACTCAAAAAAAATTGCGATCGGATACCTAGAGAAAGTCGCTCAGGAACACAAACTAGGGCGACGAGGCGCAAGTTGCGCGAAGTAATAAGTCGGCTGTCGGCTCAGTGCCAGCAGGAGCATTATAAGGGCAGGCAAAACCCAAAACCCAAAACCAAACTAAATCAACCAAACTCAACTTAATACCATCATGACTAAGCAAACAGAAAACCAACAACGCCCCGCCGCATTTTCAGTATTTGGCTCAAAAGGAGCTAACGAACTGTTAGTTCCCGAAATCCCGATCGCAGTTCGCAACAACTGCCAGTCGGGGCAGTGGGCGATCGGTGATACTGACTACGGTTCCAAATGTTCAATGACAATCCTCAAGTTTTCCAAATATTTCGGTTCTCTCGGTAAAACCAATCAGACATTGTGGGGTCAAATTTGGTTTATTGCCGAGTCTGGCGACTTGCCCAAAGGCGTTGTGATGGTCACGCATATCAAGACTCAATCCTTGCGAGATTTTAATCGTTTGGTGACAGAAGTACAATCTCGTGGCGTTGAACCCGCTACAGGCATTTTCACTCCAACCTTTAAAAAGTTCACAAACGATAAGGGCAATTACTATGCACTTATTTGGACTTGGGAAGAAAGAAAAGATTTTTCAATTCTGGAGCAAGCGGCTGCGGTCATATCTAGTCCGACGAATCAAGCTCGAATGATTGATTTTGAAAGCACAAAAGGGATGCAGTGTCTGGACAACCTCACACAGGAAGAGACTGCTTACGTTATGAGTGGCAACGCTTATTCTCAGCAAGCATTTGCTGCTACTGATGACGTGTTAGACGTTCCGGCGCTACCGTCCGCTAGCTAGTTAGTTCACGGCTAGGCGGTTAATTGCTTCCTAGCCGATCGTTTACCAAAAAATTATTCTTAAAACCATGAACAGAATTAACGCCAAAGTTCAGCAGTTACAGCAACAAAAAGAAGCCCTGGACGCTCGCATCGCAAAACTCGAAGAACTGGAGCACAATACGGCCCCTGTCAAAAACTTGCTAGCTGCTTTGTTGGCAGATTATGCCACTGAAGCTTCAGATGAACTCCCGATGATTTGGGAAGAGATTTTAGCAATAGGGCAGCAGTACAATTTGTCAGTGCAACCGCTGGCAACAGATGAATTGCGGCAGTGGGAAACTGCTAATGCTGAGAATGAAAAGCTCAAGGCAGAATTAGAAGAACTTAAGCAGAAACTTGAAGACTCTTCTGCGAGTTGGCCTACAAAATACCCTCAACTCTACAACCCTCAAAATTTATCTTCCACAACTGATTCCCCGTGCCCTGCTTGTGGGCTTGTGCATGAACCGGGTCAAAACAGTTTATGCGACGACGATGTAGAGAAATACTTAAACCCAACCCCAGAAGTCGAAGAAGAAGCTCAGGTTACAGGTTTTTTGCGGGTTGGCAATACTTTTTCTAGTGTTCCCACTCCCCGTGAGGCTGAATATGAGTCAGACGAAGCTTACGACACGGTTGACAGCATTCTCCAATCTACAGGATTTCACCACCCTGAACAATTTTTCACCTTTTGGGATGCCAATGAAAAATACGAATCTTACCGAGGCTGGGATGTTTATTTTTCTGTGCCTAACGGTGGCATTGTGGCGATCGGGTTACACTGTGCGACACAGCCCGAATCTCAAGCCTGGGACGCTGGTACCGAGATTATTCAAGAACTAGATTCGACTTTTCCCGAATCCCTAGCTGATTTTGATGAGATTGTTGCCTGGACGCGACAACTGATTGATCGGGTAGAAAATCTTAAGGCTCCAGGGCAGCAAGTTTTGCCTCTGGAATTTTCTTCTACAAGCGAAAGCACTGAAGAAGTATTAACAACAGGCGAAGAATACGACGCGACAGATGCAGTCAAAACTATTTTGCGCTCTCATGGGTTCTTCATGCCCGATCTGAAAGTGAGTGATTGCTACGACTCCAGGGATAAATACGAAGATTATCAAGAATGGGCGATATATTACACAGTTACAGATAAAACTGGTGTAACTTCTACTGGAGAGTTAAAAAATCAAGTTGTAGATATTGGATTAGACAATCCTAGTGCAGGGTTTTGGACAGCCGATGCCGACTCCATTGGTGACGATGATTCTACATTTCCTCAGAACTTTACTGATCATGATGCCATCATCGCCTGGACTCGCAAAATAATTGATGAAGTCGTAGCAGTTACACCCACTGCTGCAGAGGTTGAACTAACAGCGCTGCAAAAACTACTACTTGGCAACAGCAATTTCACTTTTGAGGAATTGGACGTTACTGTTACCCTTGAATCGATAATTGCTCCAGCCGATGACATAGTAGATTTTGAATCAGAAGAAGTTCGCATCACTGTAACAGACGTGACTGGAACTACTAGAGAGTATTTTGAGTCTGCTCGAACTTTTCTCTATCAAAGACATCCGGATAGTGTTGAGCAAGTCGCGCTAGGCTATGCTAACTATTTTTTAAAGGATTTAAAGGAAGAGGCAAAAAATAAAGAAAAGATTGCCCGCTGGAACGCAGATAAAACACTACTGCAATCAAATCAGCAGTCAAGCCTAAGCATAGAACCAGAATCAGTAAAATCTGAAACCGATACTAAGTTTGAGGTGATGGGTTTTGCTGTTCAAGTTTATCCCCAGTATAGCGAAAGTAACCTTGTAGGCGCAACCTTTAGGTTTATGAGTTTGGAGGAAAAAGACACTCAGGGAAAACCTAAATTAGTATTTTCAACATCTCAACTGGCAGCAGAAATAGGAGATCGTAGTTGGATAGATGTTAGTGAACAATTAATTGTAGATTACCAAACCAAAGAAGCGGAGCGACTAGAAAAACTAGCTAATCCTCACGCCAAGGAAGAGGATAAGTTTGTGAAATTGGTAAAAATCACCAACTGTGTTGGCTACCTTGAGCAGCGCGATACTGGAGAAATTCTTGAAGGTTATGCTACTTTTTCTAACAAAAAACCCGATGGCACCAAAACCGAAGCCCAAGCTAAAGCTAGGGCCCAAAAATGGGCTGATTTTCTGAAAGAATCTATTCAGCTTGAGTGTTTACCCCCAAGAATTCCTGAGCGGATGGTTACAGACAACGCTAAGCAACCTTTTGCTTACGAAGTTAAGATTGTCAAACCCAGCATCGGTCAGTTGGTAAAATTGGCAGAGGAAGATTTAAGCTTGTTGCCCCTCGAATTGGAGGAAAAGCAAGCGCGTTCCGAACTCGCACATTCTGAACTACAACGCGATATCCAAAACGATAACAATGAGACAATTGAGACTGACAAGGAATTTTTAACCGACAATGAAATCAAAATTGTAGAATTGATTCGCGCAGCACTTTCTAAATTTGATGCTGAAGCCGTGCAAGAAATAAATTCAGCAGAAGTTCCTGAGTTAGTTAGAACTAAAGTTTGGGACTCTCTTAGCGAAGAAGAGCAAAAAGTCTACGAGTTGTTGCTGAAACTGGAGTTTGCACAGGCACCAGACTTTTCAGCACAAACGCCAGAGTTTGTTACGAGGGTTGACGGCAAACAAGGCAAAAGCGTTTTCTTGAGTTTGCGCGTGATTGATGGGGAAACACGCAGGGTGTGGCGATACCAAGGGCAAATCGGAAATGGAGGGTATCCATGCAAGGAAGCTGCTGCCGTAGCAGTTTGGCAACAATGATTTTTTATCCCGGCTGGGGTCTGGCTGCGATCGCCGACATACAAGGCGATCGCGTCCTTCTCAAATTTGAGGGGTTTGCCTTTTGGGTCGATCGGCAAGAATTGCCCGGTCGCATTCCCCGCCAAACCCCAAAAACTAAAGCAGAAACCGAAATGTTTCGGCGGATGGGTTACTTAGTCGTTGATACGTAACTTCAGGTAATTTGCAAAAATTCAAGCAGTGGTAAAAATGGAATTATCAAAATTTCAAGAGTTAATTTTGCAGGGCGTAGATATTCGTTTAGCGGATATGTTGCGTTTCCCGCCCTGCGACTTGGAATTGAAAGGAATGTTGATTGAAGCTTTCGCCGGCACTGGCAAATCATTTATTTTGGGACAAATTTGCCAGCAGTTGGCTGATATAGGTGTCGATCCTGATGAAGTGCGTTTGGTGGTATTTGGGCGAAAAAATAAAGCCGACCTGCAATCAAAGTTGAAAATGCAGTGCGGTAATGAATGGGTAAACTCAGTCTGTACTCTCAATTCGTTAGGGTTTCAAATTCTCAAAGATGCCACAGGTGTAGTAGATAATCGCTTGTGGAAAGTCGAAAACCTGAAGTACACCAAAATCGCCAGAGAATTTGGGTACATCTCCCGTTATGAATTTTGGCGGGGAGAACTGGTAAAAATTGCTGGCAGTTTGTTCGGTGATTTGAAAGAATCCGCAGACTTTTTAGATCGCGAGTTTTCAAATTTGCTGGAAAAATTTCGCATTTATTGCCTGCCAGTTACTTCAGAAAATTTGGCAGTGCTGATTTACGATAATTTAGAATTAGTGCCAATCATCATAAAAGGTTCGCTGTTAGAAAAAAATATACTTGCAGCCTTAAATAGATGTTTGCAAGAAGGTTATCAAAAAGCTTGCCAACAATATTGGATAGATTTCACCGATCAAGCTTGGGTATTGCTTGCAGGAATGAAAAATTTTTATCATTCTTCCGAACAAGTGGAAAACAATTTTGCTCCTACTTTTCAAAAATGGAGCCAGTGTCTAAAATTTGTAGCGGTAGATGAGGCGCAAGATACCGATCCGATGCAAATTGAGCTGCTGTCTAGATTGATAGATCCGTTCCACAATTTTTTGTGTGCGGTGGGTGATCGCAGGCAAGCCGTTTACTCGTTTCGAGGTTGTGTCAGCGACGGAATCGATCGCTTTCAGCGGGATTTTAACTGTGAAAGTTTCTTACTGCCAATCAACTACCGCTGCGGAAAATCTCACCTCCGCTTGGTGAGAGAAATTTTTCCCGACATTCCGATTGAGCCGGCACCGAACGCGGTCGAAGGCGAAGTCAAAGTGCTTAAGTGGGCAGAGTTTCCCAGTTTGTTTGCCGATCGTAACTTATCTTACATCGGGATTTGTCGCCGTAACGCACCCTTGATCATCACAGCTTTACAGTTGCTGGGGATGGGGCTGCCTGTAAAAATTAAGGATTCCTCATTGGGAAAAAAAATAGTTGCAGAAATTGATAAAATCTGCAAAAAACTTAAGTGCGATTATGCGGAAAGTTACAAAATTTTTCCTTCATTAATCGCTCAATACGAGCAAGCAGAGCGGGAAAGATTGTTTGCATATGAGGACGGCGAGCAGCGACTCGAAATGCTCAATGATATGTTGGCTGCTATTTTGTCACTTTACGAGGCTTACGAACCGCAAACACTTGCCCAGTGGGAATCTTCAATCAATCGGATTTTTGATAAGTCTGAAGGCAAAGCAATCAATCTGTATTCGATTCATTCCGGCAAGGGTGGCGAAGCAGACGTGGCTTTTGTGATTAATGCGGAGAATATGCCGCTGATTCACAAAAAACAGACTGCAACCGAGCGCGAGCAGGAAGACAACTTGCTCTATGTCGCGCTAACTCGCGGGCAAACAACATTAGCATTGATCTCGGATGAGCCAACTAAGATTAGCTGGTTGCCACAGAAATATTTGAAAAAAGAGGAAGAAGTAATGACGATCGAATCAGACCTGCCATCTTCGCCAGAACCTACCAAAGTTTTGGAAAATTTGACGCACAGCGAAATCTCAGAAGAAGATTTGTTCGCTCTAATAGCCAAGATCGAAGTTTTGCCCCGATCACAGCAGCGGACGATCGTCCGGGAATTGATCGATCGTCTAGGTCGGGAATCTATCGCTTCACTCTTGGACTAGCTACTGCCCAGTCACATTGCGGGTTTGTGGCTGGGCAAACAATCAAAGCTATCAGCTTGCACCAACCGTGGGCAAGTTTGATAGCTCGCGGGTACAAACAATATGAGACACGTTCCTGGGATACCCGCTACAGAGGCAAGCTTGCAATTCACGCAACCAAAAAATTTATACACATCCCGCAGTTGCTGCAATTATTAGGCAAAAAAGACAAATCAGAATTTCCGCTAGGTGCAATTGTGGCGATCGCCGACTTAACTGACTGCATCCAGATGGATCGGGAATTTATAAACTCGCAATCAGATACCGAGAAACGGTGCGGGGATTGGAATATTGGGAGATACGCTTGGAAATTGGAAAACGTGCGGGCTATCGATCCAATTCCCCAGCGGGGGTATCAAGGTTTGTGGGATTGGGAGGACAAGCGTGAGTAAGTTATCAGTTTTGGAATTGTTTGCCGGGATAGGAGGTATTAGGCTTGGATTCGAGTTTGCCGGAGGATTTCAATTTAGAAGGGCAATCGAAATCAGCCCGACCGCCCGACTGGTTTATGCCGCGCGGTTCCCAGACACCCCAATCTGGGATGATGTTTGCACATTCAACCCAAAATTTGAAGAGTTTGACTGCATTATCGGCGGCAGTCCCTGCCAAGACTTGTCCGCTTGCGGCAACAAAGCCGGACTTGATGGAGAGCGATCGGGATTGTGGTGGCAGCAGTTGCGAATCATCGATGAATGCCGACCGAAATTTATCGGTTGGGAAAATGTTGAGGGAGCGCTCGATCGCGGAGCTAGAGAAGTGGCTGCCAGCCTCCGAATGGTCGGATACCAAGTTGAGGGCCCGATCGTCGTATCGGCAGCGGAACTCGGAGCGCCACACCAACGAAAGAGAATTTTTATCGTTGCCCACCGCAACGACCTATCCCTCCGGGAACGGAAAAGTTTCACCGGCTGGGAGGAACAAATTGGAGAGCACATTGCGATCGCGCGCAACTATTCCTACTCCCAGAGCCAACGACGGGATGCAGGGATACAACTCCGGGGCAACTGGGGGGATGAACCTGACTGGTTACTTGAAGTTGGCAACACCGCAAAATGCCAACAGCGCGACTTTGAAAGGACAGTTAACGGCAATTGGGCTAGGACAGTCAGCAAACCCTCAAGTATGGGGATGGATGATGGGATTCCCCCTGAACTGGGCGGAGTCGGTGCTGATGCCCCAGCTTGGCTTGTTGGGATTGGACGATCGGGATGGTGGCTCGACAATCCCCCGCCCGATCGCGCCGGAATAGACGGCAAGCGAATAAAAGGTCGGCGGGAGTGCATCAATCACTACGGTGCAGCCTGCACCCCGATGCAAGCTGTGCCGATGGCGCTAAGGATTCAATATTTAGCAGGAATTTTGCAGGATTGATGGCTATCAGCACAGCGGTAGTCCTTGCCTGAAATAAACATGGTTCAGGGTTATTGAAGGTTGAGGGCGATCAACTACTGGTCACTTGCACCACTTTGCTACTGCCGGAAGTAGCAAAGTGGCTGGCAGACTTGCCCGCGATCAAACCTGCTCATATTGGCTATCTAAGGGTAAAATTGGAAAAGGCAAGGCAAGACGATGCCTGCATTTTCGTGAGCCGTACCATTGTTTGTTGTTAAAACTACAACGCTTGATACGTAAAAGTTTTAGCAACTACTTCAAATCAGCTAAAAACAATCAAATTCAAACGTATTTAATATAAATACCATTTAACAATGATACTGGCGCATCGTTGTAATTATTAAAATCGGGGTTTAAAGCCTTGTCTTAAACAATATGTTTAACAAATATGCAGATTTGATTTTGTTAATAATAGTTTTAATAGAAGTAGTAAGAATTTATCTGACGATAAAAGCTCACAAAAAGAATAGTGAGCTTTTAACAAAAGAAAAAAGAGAAAAAGATAAGTTGATAGAAATAATTTTAGAACTTAATCCAAATAAAACTACAGCAGCAACCGCAAATTCAAGAAATCTTCAACTTATGATATTGAACACTGAAAGAATAAATACCTTGGAACAACAAATGACTCTAATTAATTATTGGCTAGCAGAATTAAATATTAGTAATTTAATCCCAGCTAAAGACAGAGATCCTAATATTGACAATATAATAGAAGAAATGCGACAGCGAGTAGACTGGGTAAAAAAAAGACAGCAAAACATTAATGAAAAAGATTTTTACCAAGGAGGTTAAATGACAATATCTATAAAAGTTAAGGCTTCTCTGTTGGCTGATTATGTAATTATCTGCGTAGGAAGTTCGGCAATGATTTTGGGATGTAGTTACATTGGATTAAGTTCAACAACCAAACCAATCCCGTCGGATTTGACCACCATGATTATATCTTTTACTCTTAGTTCTGTTACAGCCGCAGGTTTAAAAAGCAAGTCAAGACTAGACGCAGATATATCTAACAAAGGTTCTTTAGTCAATACTATGTTATTGGGATTGGCTACAATGAAATTAGCTTTAGTGATTCAATATAATTTGCTTGTTTGGGCTGAAAAAACAATTCCTGAAAAATATTCAACGGCAATTACTTCACTGGCTCTTATACTTTTAACTATAACAAATTTTCAAGGGTCAGGATACACTAAATCAAATCCTTCAGACTTGCCAGAGCCAGAAGACATCCCAACTGACTTAACTCTAAAATAAATAAGTCTTCCAGTCCTGACTTAAAAACAATGCCCACTCAGCATGGCGACGACGTGTTAAGCCTGACAATTTTTCCCCGCCAGCCTTGTTCCATAGTAGTGTGAAAACTTAACATCCGTCGCACTTGTATCCAAACCTTTGTCTTAGCTGAAGCGTATTTTTCAAAACATATTCAATTTCTTTTTTGCTGAAAAAGTTTTTGTATTTTGGAGTTACCGCAGGCTCAATCGGCCGTTCAATACCTTTATGCCAAGGCAATTTAAGGCCCAACCTAATAGCTTCTGCTCGGTAATTTTCAACCATCGAAAAATTAAAGGAAATACCAATAAAGTGACAACACCGCGCCAATACTTCAATTTTATCCGTTAACAAATCTTCATACTTGACAATCAGGTGTTGGGGATTTCCTAAATACCCACAACTAACCAAAGCTGAACTGTTCCACCGACTAATGCAAAAATCCAAACTCCACTCCCCACCCCAGAGAGCATTCATCGGATCTTGCGTAGCTTTCCGCATGGATGCCACTACGTCGAGTGGATGCCGGATCATATGGATAAACTTTGCCTCGGGCAAATAGTACACAATGTCCGCAATAAAGTAAACGTGCTCGGGAGTCTTCTCCAGCCAGGTGTCATTACCTTGCTCAATCGCCAGCTTATCTAACACTCGGACAAACCAACTGATCTGTTCGGTGGTGGACTGCCGATAAATTTCTACCTCATCGTACAGGTCGGGACGGTGGATTTCCTCGTGGAAAAATTTGTACAGGCGATCAGGCAACTTGCGAGAAAGTCGATCTTCCCACAAGTAGTGGAAAAATTTGGTTTCGGGAAATGACGTGATTTCTGGATGCGCTGCCAGCAAGCTTTGGAATATAGTAGTTCCGCTTCGGGGCGCCCCAACTAAAAATATGCGTTTCACACGGGTAGATGACAGCGAGCGCTTGACGCGACTGTTGGGCAAAATACATTTACAATTATAATAGACCAGCAAGAGATAAAAAGACCCTAGACAGTTAAACGCTCTGTTGGCTCTTGGCTGGGTCTTAAATTCTAATTCTATTAAAGGGTACTCAAATGTCTAACTATGAAACTGAAAAAAATCAATCAACATCATTAGACGATTCTTTGCCAACCGGACAAACCAAACAAACAAAAACTCGATCTGAGGCTGAGGAAATAGTTTTAAGCCCGGAAGAATTGGCAGAGTTGGAAAAGAAAAAGAAAAAGAAAAAATAGCTATTTTGAGATGACGTTGCTTATGATGGCGCAGAACCATTAGTGAACTGCAACCTCAAATCTAAAGAAACGAGGTGGGTTGTACGTTGTGTCTAGAAAATATTACAAATTAAAATATGAAAACTTCACCCGAATTAATTGTCCCCAAAGTTTCAATTATAATTCCCGTTTACAACCGCGAGCGTTATTTGGGCTTTGCCGTTCGCAGCGTTTTAGACCAAACTTTTACCGACTTTGAACTGATTATTGTAGATGATGGCTCGACAGATGGTTCTCTAGAAATTGCCCAGCAGTTTGCAGCGGAGGACAATCGAGTGCGGGTGCTGACCTTGGAAGTGGACAGGACAGAAGAAACAGAAAGAGGCGCAGCTTATGCACTTAAGGCGGGATATGAATTAGCGCGGGGTGAATATGTCGGACAAGTTGATTCTGACGACTGGATTGATATGCGGGCGATCGAGCGCATGGTAGCGGTGTTTGATGATGATGCTGGTTGCGGTATGGTCTACAGTAATTACATCGACGTAGACGAAAATGGAAAACAGCTAAGACCCGGCTGGCGTTGTAGTTACGACTATTCAGTCGAAAAATTACTTAGCGTTTTTATGACATTCCATTTTAGGTTGATGCGTCGGTCTGTCTACGAGCGGGCTGGGGGAATTGATTTGATGTTCGATCTAATGGAGGATTGGGATCTGTGCCTCCGTATTTCTGAAATTACTCGCATTAGTCATATTCTTGATTTTCTGTATTTTTACAGAAATCATTCTGATATGATCCATCAAAAAAATCCATTGCAGATTGTGTTGCTGGCTAATGCTGCTATTGAAGCAGCGTTGAAGCGACGGGGTATGGACAAAACTCATAGGCTTAAGGTGCGATTTAATCCAGAGCGGTCGATCGAAGAAATCAACCCTATTGTAATAACTCAAGCTTAATAACCACTATTGTTTTGATATGGAGTGTAGTCTGGGAAAACTGGATTTTGCTCTATATCTTGTTTGTTTAAAGGAACTTTCTTCTTTTTGCTTTTGCTGTCGTCATATTGTTTGGCCAGATCAGGATCTACCCAAAAAGCCATAGACATGACGCGTCCAAACGGGCCCGCAAATCCTAAATTTCCAAAATTCCCGGCAGCACCCAATCCCAAATTATTTCCAACAACAGATGTTGAGACAAATGGACGTTGTAGGTCTGACAAAATAGTTTGCCCAAATCCTGGTCTAAAGTAACTGTTATAGCTTCCTATTTGATTAAAGCTATTATCTATCAATCCTTCTTTCCATTGAAAAGTTTGGTTTTTAGGATAAGGTATATTTAGTCCCGTCACTTTTGCTGGATATACTTTTTTGTTCTGAAATACCGGACGCCCAGACTCTCTAGTAATATCCCAGCTTTCGACAAACAAAGTAAAGTTGTAATTAGAAATCAAAAGAGCGGCACATTGACTTGGTATCGCACCAATCGGATCATAACTATCTGACACATAACCAGCGCCATAGCTATTTGACGTAAAAGATATTTGTGCTACGGTTGAAAAATTTCCCATAGCACGACATATATTAGTTTCAGCATTGTATAACATTAAAAACCATTCCTACTTAATTGTCCAAAAATTGGAAAACTATAAGTGGACATCCTATTCCACTTTGTAACTAATCCTTGGTCATTTTTTATACCGCTACCAATCAATTGTTCTTTAAAGCTGGTATATAACAAATAACCCCCACCAGTTGCAGAAAAACTAAAATAAGTAGGTGCTGCTTTATTTTGGTATCCAAAAGTAGAAGGTCTATCTATAGATGCGGCTCTGCTTCCTCTTCCAAATTTACCATCTAATATAAATCGTACATGATGATAACTGCTGCTGGTATTTGGAGCGATAAATACTCCTACTGGTAAGACTGTATTTAATGGGTAAAAAGTCTCAGGAGCTTCTTGTAATTCAAAATGAATCCAATCCATATCCGTCCAAACTGACTGAGGTTTGTAAAATTTTTCTATCGCATTAAAATATGCTAGAGAGGGAATAGAGTGGCCCGGAAACTTGATTTGAAGTAATGCTGGCAATCCACCAAAACTTGCATACTCTGAATTAGGGGCTTGCCAGCTTGCAAAGGTATTCGTATCAAAAGGTACTTTAAGACCTTCTAATTTATCTGTCCGAAAATCAATAATCAAAAATTTATTATTGAATTCATTATCAGGAGATGGTGCTGTTAATTGTATTGTTTCACCTCTTCTATATCTTTGGCTTCCAACTATTGTTAAAACTCTATCTGTTGGAGAGGTTGGTAAAGCTATTTTATAGCTTTGGCAATAGGTAAAATAATCCGCTTTGTATCTGGGAGCAATTTCAACTGTACCAGGTGATTTGTATTGCCCAATAATATAAGTGCTGCCATTTTCTTTATGGCCCGGCTGCCTGTACCAAGTAATTCCAGTAAAATCACCAGTGCCTAAATTAGATAATTTACAAGGAATAGGTTTGCTTAATGGCTCTTCCCAAATTCTTTCTGCCCCATACAAAATATCAATATATATAAATTCACCATCTGTTGACATTGTTGCATGAGGACACTCTAAAGACAAAGCGTACCCTATTCCAAAATTACTCGCAAGGGTTAAAAAAACACTTTGCTGATTATTTGGAAATGTATTAACGCTTGGCGCTCCTTGAATAACAAATTTTTCAATAAGAGCCGCAAACTCAAACGGTAGCTTTAGCTCAATAGGTGGGTAATCTTTTTCGCAAACCTTAAGCCATATTTCCGCTTTTCTTCCTAATTGCTTGACAAGAAATCTGCGTAAACCTGGTGGGGGGGGTGGATAACCGCCACCACCGCCTGGGTCGTCGCCTATTCCACATCCGAAAGGGTTTACAGAACCGAGAACTGTAACCGTTCCTGTTATTCCCCAATAATCTTTAAAAGCCTCAAAAAAAGACATTGCTAACCCTGCATTGTCTTTGTGTCCTTTCCAACAAACAAAAATTCCTGAAGTACCAATATATCCACCGGGATTATCTTTGTCTATTCTGCCGTAATTAGGCGTTGCATCTCCTCCCCAATACCATTTATCGTTAGGAATAGACTCCCCACAAACTCCAGTAAATGCACTATTTTCTGCATTAACCCAGGATGATGAAGCACAGCCAATGTATTGAGGATCTGGCCAACCAAATTGAAACCAGTTTGTGCCTGTAGCTAACCAAGGATTTGTACTTCCTTGTATGTATCCAGGCGGAAAACTAACAGGGGTTTGTGGTGTAGTAGTTGCAGATGGTAGGTTGCGAAAATAAAAAACAGTGCCAGAACTTGCATAGTCTTGTTGACCCCTCCACTTTTCTATCCGACCAGCATAACCAATTTGTCCACCCAAATTAGGGAAAGATTCTTTGAGTTTTTTGGTTAATGGCCCAGTCCCCATTGTCTCGCTGGGGAAAATAGCTGAAGCAATACCACTACTGTAAACTTGCATCACAAATCCCGGCCCCGAGTTTGTTATATTTCCTGCACTTGGGTGTAAAGGTGGGCCGGTTACTTTAAATATTTTGCCATTTTGTAAAATATCTTCTGGATCGCCAATGTAATACCAAATAATTCTTGCGTCAGGAGAACCCGAACCCCACGCAGCGTCGTCTGCAGCACCGCCAGAACCTGCGCCAGTATTTCCTGGCTTTAATTTTCTATCTTCTTTTAGATTGTTGCTTAGCGCATCTGCGGCGGTTTTATAATCGCCCATTAAGGTAGATGTCTGAGTAAATAAAATTACTCGTTCGGATGTTCCTGTGACAAATACACTTTGCCAAGCATCGTAAGAAGTCAAGTCAGTTGCTATATTATCAGTAAAATCTTCTTGTACTCCCTTGAGTTTAGAGTATAAAAAACAGCTTGTAACGGCCCAGATATCTGGTTCTTCTACGGAAACTTTTGGCTCAGGTTTAGGAATTATAATATCCCGTCCCTTTGGTTTAACGTCGATAACAACTCGCCCATTAGGGGTGAAGAACGATCGCACCTTCTGCCCATTTCTCACATTTCCGTTACTTAAGCTTTGACCTAGCAATTTCTTGCCATCATTGCTCTCAATGTTAAACGCGCCCGCTTCAGCGTTAAACGTTCCGACCTTGTAGCTAGGGTCAGGTTTCAGCGCATTCAAAGGGTTTGCGGGTTTCCGCTCCCGTCGTTGTGCAGCCGCGCACTTCAATCGCTCGATCGCAGCTTTGCGCGGATCGGCTTGTCCTCGTACCTCAATCGCCCACTCGTTTGCTTCTTGAATTGACAGAGGCTCGTCTGTCTCGATCGCCGGGTTGCCGTTGATGTTGTTAATGTCTGGGGCTGGCATAGCTTACGCGGGTATAAAGTCGGCCATTCCTTGAGCTAAGAGAACCTTTTGCCCTACTCCAAGCCTACCGTTTGAAAGAATCTGAGAAGGCGCCACTTGTACGGATTGGGTGGTGCTGGCAAACACGTAGCGCCCCGCTTCGGCGTCAAATTGTTGGAACTTGCCAATTTCGGCAGCGGGTGTCAGTCGATCGGCTGATGAAGTCCCGGTTTGCACCAAAGTATTTTGAATTTGATTGGGCGATTGCGATTGTCCGTAGCGTCGCATCGCGGCCCGAACTTTTAAGCGGTGGGGTGTCATAAATATTTTAATTAACTTCTAACAATAACCAATCATTTAAGCTCGTTTGTAACCAGTCTGTAGGTGTAATCTCCAGCCATTTTTTGAGTTGAGCGAATGCCAAAACTGGTTCTTTAGCCACTACTGCTGTAATTCTAGGTTGCCCAACAATTGTGCCTGTAACAGCAACGGCAACACCGTTTTGAGTTGTGGATAATTGAATTTGCTGGACACCTCCAACAGTCTGCACCGCTGTAATCCAGTAGCGACTTGGTGCAATACCGGGGATAGTTCCACCGATCGCACCCACCTCAACTCGATCGCCAATCTGAAAAGTTACCCCTTCGTCAACAATCCTAACACCAGTTTCCAGCCAATTCCCCAGCGCACTGCTAATCAATGAACTCGCTGTGCCACCTATCCACCACAAGTCCCCAAGGATTAAATTGGCGTCCAGTTCGCAGGAAAAATTGAGACCTGTCAGCAGGTAGGTTAGGGCATTGTTGTCTGGTTCCACAATTTGCACCGCGATCACAGGTCGGTACAGCCCAGACATCCACCAGTCGCCAATCTCGATCGTTAATTCATAAGCCTTACTTTTTCCCTGCCTGTAAAAATAAAGAATATCGGCAATCTGTGACAGAATTTGCTGGCTTGGAACTTTGCCGATATCAGCAATTTCTTTGGGCGGGATTTGCCCAGAACAACTAAAATCAAAATTCCAGTGTTTTTTGACTTTTGTCTGTTCGTCTTCCCAATCATCAATTGCTTCCCCGTCAGTTCCTGCTGCTGAGTAACTTGGAAGATACTCCGTAGCAGGCGCGTTAGCAAGTCCAGCGCGGCTAATTTCAAGTTTGTGACCATCTTTTTCGGTCATCAAGGTCATTCGCGCTTCATGTTTAAGTTGAAAAGTATTTATATCTCGTGCAGAATAAGTAATTGTACTTGAACCTTCGACATCTCCCGTTCGGGTATAAGTAGGAATGCTAGTTTTCTCGGTTGTACCTGCTGCTGCTTTAGCTTTCCATAAGTTTTCGTCAACTTCTTCTATCCCTGCTGACTCACGTTCTTGGTAAGTTGTTCTAGCTGTCACTTCGTGTTTTTCATTTGCACCCCAGCGTCCCCATGTTTCAGTTGTTTTTTTACTTGGTGCCAGTACCCCAACAAAGGGCCAGTAATTTGTCAAGATTTTTGATACATATTCTTGGGTGACAGAATTTTTACTATTTTGAACTCCTTTTGTGTCGTAACCATAAGTTGTTTTAGTTTTGCTGCTAAGAATTTGGGTAGTGTTTAATAACCAACTGTCAGCAGGAAACGTCTGATTTCCAATGCTCTCGAACCCAGAAGGCATTGTAATATTTACATCCGAATAAGTCTGAAAAAATCCTGCCAGAACTTTACATACTGGCTCTTTTATTTCTTCTTCTTCATAATCTAGTCTACCGTTATTTGCTGGAGTTTGGCTAAAATATTGCGTAAAAGTGCTGCGAAAACTTTCAACAAAACTACTGCGATTTGTTTTAGCATTTGGCACGACCAACCCGCGCCGTTCTACTCGAACTGTTGTCACAATCTTTTGATTTGCTTGGATTCGCTCAGTCGTGGTAGTAGTTGAAAGTAGTATTTCGGTACTGGGATTACCGTTAAAATTGATTATTGTCTCAGGGCCAAAATCTTGGGTGACTGATACTTTTTCCTTACTGCCGTCAGCGTTAACCGTTTCTGTTGAGCCTTCTGGTTTTTCAGTGTTCTTTTTGTCAATAGTCCCAGTTACAACCAATTCTTTAATGGCATCTAGCCCGCTATCTAGTGGCGCATATTCCACCTCATCTTTGCCGATAACTACAACTAGGGCTGTGGGGTTGTTGGTGATGTTAATTGGCGTAATCCGGACGGTATCCTTATCAGCCCAGATGTAGCTTGGCGGGGAAGCTTTGAAGCACAACTCACCTGCCTGCTGTATTAACGAACCGCTGAAGCTGATCGGGCCCCGAATCTTTCCTCCAACACTGCCGCGAATTGTAGTAACTCCAGCGCGTCCGAGCAAAAAAGTGACAATTGATTGGATGCTGTAGAATTTTGATTTTTGGAAATCTCGAAAAATTGGGGGCAAAGTCAAATCACCTGTTGGCGCTGGTGTTGGCGTGGGGGATGGCGACGGTGATGAACTGCTTGATGACGATGAGAACGCGACACCGGGGGACGAGTAGGAAATTACAATCAGCGCTGTCTCTTCTGTGTACCCGTCCTGCGGTTCCTGAACAGTAGACGCGGTTTCTTTGGGAATTTTGTTGTCTTCCCTGAAGTCATCGATCGAGCGGTTTTTAAGCAGCGACAAGAGGCAGCCAACTTGCAGCGTCAGTCGCCCCTCAAGGTTGTAGAACGATCGAATGAGGTACATAACACCGCGCGGGTGCAGCCGATAAACGCCGTCACTGCATAAAATTTGAACTTCTATTTTTTTGCCCCAACACCACCAGCGGTTAATTCGATCGTTGAGCGATTGCGGGTTGGCGTGATGGTTGTCAATCTCGATCGTCCCGGTTGCCAAAATGCAACCACTGGTATCAAGCTCATTTTCGTCACAAACATAGCGAACAAAGCCGGGAAATTCTAGTTCGGCAATGATTAATTTGTTCGGTCTGGATGTGGCGTTTACTGTCATAAATTATTAGCGAATATTGCCTATATGTAAGTTATTTAAACTGTGAATAATTGCACAATTAAGATAAAATAGATATAGCGTTAAGGGCGATCGCGCTAACGATTTGCCCTTAACTAAACACTCAACTCTAAGATGGAGAGTTAAATGTCTAAACTAATGGTATCGTGGTTTGACCAGTTTCCAGAGTATAACGGGCGAAAAGTAGAGATTCGCCAAAAAGACGGTTATTTCTCTGCCAGTGATATGAGCGCAATTTTAGGCAAACGCCTTACAGACTGGAAAAAGACAGATTTTGCGAAGCGACTGCTAACTCGATTAAGCGAAAAGTCTGGAATGCCTTTAGAGCAAAGGTTTAATGGCACCCTGGGAGAATCCTCCCAGAGTGCGTCAGCTTTAATTCAATACGATCTGAAAGGCGACCAGAAGGTTTGGCTTCATCCCTACGTAGCTATGTCTTATGCTATGTCTAACCCTGAATTCCAGGCAGAGGTCAATATTTGGATTGTGGACTTACTGACGCTTGGCACAGTAAACCCACACGTTTTGAAGTGGACACAAGAAGAGTATCAGCGCGGATTGAAGTTTAATCGCGAAGACATTGACAGTATGTACGGAGGTTAATCCGTCAATCAGCCCCGTTTAGAAATGAGCGGGGTCTGCTGTTTTAATTTTTACTTTACAGCTCGTCTCCTGGTAAGAACGCTCAAAATTTCCCCACATTCAGCGACAGGGTTTTGGGAAACAACCGTTAAATTACCAACAGGTAATAATTTAGCTGACATTTCTTCTATTAGTTTTTGCTGCTTAACCTGGGTTTCTTTTACCTCTAGCAAAAGATTGTAAACCGATTCCAAGGTAATAGAGTTTTTGCTTTTAAACAATGACCACAAAAAATTTATCAGTGCCATTTCAGTTTTACAAGGTAAGTTTTTCCAATTCATTCATTATAAAACTTAACTCCACCCAGTCACCATTTGGTTGTTCTTCAATCGAACTCAAGGGAATTGCCACTAAGAACTTTGCAAAATATTCAATGTCTCCGATCATGCCGACTGACTGGAACGGCTCAGCTTTTGGGCGAGAGATTGACGGTTCAACTAAGCTCAAAAATACATCACTTAAAGTTATTTTGTAAGCGTTAAATGGTGGAGTAAATATTTTAATATCCGCTAATTCAGTTAATAGCAAAAACTGGTTTCTGGTCGTCCAATCTATTAAGGCGGTGACGGTCCATAAATGCTTTGGTTCGTGTGGCGTTCGCTTGATATTAGCGTTACCACTAAAAGCGTAATCTACGTTTGCCCCGTGCAAGCGTTTTCTAGAATAGCTGGTAAACTGATTTAGTATAACTGATTTGCCGTCAATCTCTAATTTCAAATATGGATAGTCTTCAATCGTTGGGTAAGGCATTAGCGCCTCCTGGTAAGTGCATTCAAAATTTCGTTACATTCAGCAACCGGGTTTTGAGAAACCACGGTCAGATTTCCTGTGGGCAAGTTCTTCAATATTCCTTTGATTTCTTCCATTGATTTATAAATCGAGTCTAGCGTAACAGGGTCTTTAATTTCTTTCAGCGTGGCTTCTGCTTTTGCGACGTTTGATGCTAACTCTGCCAAGGTGGGGGGTAAGTTGAGTGCAACCGTCTGTCCTGTTACCTGGTTTTTGAGCGCGCCCGATTTTAGGTCTGCTCGAATCTGAGCCGCAAAATCCCTAGCCGAGGCCGCAGCCTGCAAGCCTTGCCTTGCGGCCTCGGCTGGATCGATAGTCAAACTTCTAGCTTCTGCATTCTGACGGGCGATCGCAGCCGACAGCGCGGATTGTGCTTGCTCGACTTTAGCTTTGGCAGCTTCTCGTTGAGCCGTTACATCCATCGGTTGAACTTGGACAACCGGAGCGCTGATGTCAGCAAGTGTTTTAGAAATCCAGTCAGCAGGTTTTTGGACTTCTGCAACGGTTCCAGCCAAATACACGTTCTGAGCCGTTACTTGCATATTAGCTAACTGTTGCGCGGTGTCTGGTGTTTTACCTGTTACTAACAAGTCGGTTTTAAGTGCGTCCGGTGTGATCGGTGCTAAATCAGGCGGGATCGATGCAGCAAAATATTTTTCGGCAGTTTCTTGGAATGGATTTTTGGCATTTTCAAACCACGGGCCCTGGGCTTGATCCATCCAAGTGATGCCACCACTTGTATTAACAGGCTCTGGTTTTTCTAGCTCTTTTTTCTTTTCAAGAGCTTTATTATTTGCGTCATATGCTTGCTTCATTTTTTCAAGCTGATTCGTCTGGCGCAATTTTTCCCGCGCTGATAATTGCTCGGTGTTCAACTTTTGCCGCTCAAGGTTGGCGATTTGTCCTTCGGCTGTTCGCATTTGACTAAGTTGACCCAAGGCTTCTTGCCTGAGTTTATAGACTGATTGCAGCGCCGAGATTTGCTGAGCGGAACTGTTGTCGGCTTTGGCTTTGGCAATGTTAGCCTCGGCTTCAAAAGTGGCAATTTTAGCTTGAATTTCTTGCCTGTCTAGCTCAATCTGTTTCTGTTTCTGGCTAATCTCAAACGATTGCTGCTGCGCTTGCTGCGATCGATCCAGGGCGGCTAACTGCTGTTGATATAGCTGGGTCTTGAGCTGTTCCTTCTGAGCCGTGTTGCCCGTAATCTCAGCCTGGGACATCAAGAATTCTAAACGCTGCTGCTCTAGCCCGTTGGTTGCTTCAGCTAATCCCGATCGAGCCGACAACTGCCGCGACTCCAAATCTAGCAACTGATTTGAGAGTTCCAGTTTGCCTTGGCGGTTTTCTAATCCCGACTTTTGAGCCTGCAACCTTTCCTCAATTGCCTGCTTCTGTTTCTCGATCGCTTCTTTCTGGCGCTCCAATTCGCGAGTCTGCACCAGATTTTCCATTGTCGTCTGGCGTTCTATCGCAAGCTTCTGATCCTCGGTTGACTGCACCTGCTTGCTGACTGCTGCTTGCGCGGTAATTTGACCGAGCGCTTGCTGCCTGTAACCGACTGCCGCCCGCAACGATTCTATTTCGGCTGCTGAGGTAGTTTTGGTGACTTGCGCTTTGGCTAAATTGGCTTGTGCTTCGGTGAGTGCAATTTGTGCAGATAGTTTTTGTCGCTCAAGTTCGATCGCTGCTTGCTGGCGGGATAATCCAATTCCTACTATTTGAGCTTGTTGCTGGGCAACTAAGGCGGCTTTCTGTTGCTGGTAAATTTGTTCCTTAATTTGCTCTTTGGCTGATTCGTTTCCGGTAAGCTCAGCGCGCTGTAGGGCAAAGTCAAGCTGCTGTTTTTGCAACGCAGCTTGGGACTGCTGCAAATCGGCAACGCCTTTCTGTTTGTCAATATCCCCGCCGACCGCTTGCCCTTTGAATTCTAGGTTTTGCGATTGCCCCTCCATTGCAGTGCGCGATCGAATTAACCCGTCCTCAATAGCCTTAGTCCGTTTCTCGATCGCCAGCTTCTGCATTTCCAGTTGGCGCTGCTGCTCCATCCCTTCTCTAGCGATTTGCTGCTCTAAAGTAAGGTGCTGGCTGGTTAGCTGGTTGATTTTGTTCTGATTGGCTTCCTCTGTTGAAATATAGTCAACCGACTTTTGACGCAAGCTAATAACCGCTTGCAAGCTGCTAATTTCGGAGGCTGATGCGTTCTTGGCTTGAGCTGATTCTAGGTTTGCCTGAGCCTCTAGCAGTGCAATTTCCCCTTGGATGCGCTTGCGTTCTAGCTCGATCGCTGCCTGCTGGTTGGAAAGATTTAAGCTGGTCTTTTGGGCTTGGTGTTGGGCAATTAAAGATGCTTGCTGCTGCTGATAAATTTGCTGCTTAAGTTGCTCCTTAGTTGATTCTCGACCTGTCAGTTCTGTGGTTTGCAAACTGAATTCTAAACGCTGTTTTTGCAAGTTGGATTGAGACTGGGAAATGTCGGCTAATAGCTTCTGCTTGCTGATTTCAGCGCCAATGTCCTGTCCTTTAAATTCTAGTTTCTGTGACTGTGCTTCAGATAGCGCCCGCGCCCGGTTCAGTCCTTCCTCAATGGCTTTGGTTTTTTTCTCGATCGCCTCGCGCTGCAAATCAATCTGGCGTTGCTGCACTAATCCTTCTTTAGCCGTCTGCTGCTGAATGGCTAACTGCTCGCTTGACAAACTGTTGAGTTTGCCCTGGTTGGCTTGTTCGGTGGCAACCTGCGCGACAATTTGCTGCTTGAGCGTGATCGACTGTTGCAGCGCTGCAATTTCGGAAGCGGATGCACTCTGAGCTTGGGCAACTTGTAGGGCGGACTGTCCCTCAAGTACAGCAATTTCAGACTGGATGCGTTTGCGCTCAAGCTCGATCGCCTGCTGCTGCTGACTCAGTGCTAATTCTTGTCGCTTAGATTCTTGCTGTTGAGTCAGCGATACTAACTGCTGCTGATATATTTGTCCCTTAATTTGCTCTTGCTGCGACTGATTGTTGTTGAGTTCAGCCAACTGCAAGGCAAACCCTAAGCGCTGCTTGTCTAGTTCCGATCGAGCTTCACCTACTCCTGATTGAGCTGTCGCCAATTTTCCTTGCTGGTCGCTTGCAAACGATTTGGCGTCTAGTTTTGCTAGTTCTTGTTCGGGTCTGAGTTTGGCAAATTTAGCACGTTCTTCGATCGCTTTGACTCTTGCTGCTACCCGTTCTTCGGATTTCTTGACTTCGGCTTCGGCAAGTTGACCTTGGGTTTTGGCAATCGCAATTCCAGCTTCGCCAATACCTTTTCTCGCTTCTTCTTCAGAGATCAACCCCCGTTGCTGCAACTGTTTTAGAGTCTGTTGTTTCTGGACTTCTCGGTTGAGTGATGCCTGCAAATCCGCCGTTTCGATCGCACCAATCTTTGCCGCCGCCTCTTCTGCCGAATAGACTTTAGTCGCTTGCGCTTTTTTGATGGCTGTTATTTGAGTCTGGCTCGACAACTCTTGAGCAGTTGCCAGCGACTCTTCCCGGTCTTTAATTGACTTAAGTTGTGCTGCAGCTTGCTCTTCAGTTTTTTTCAGCCCGGCTTCGGCAATTTGTCCTTGAATCTTGGCGACTTCGCCTACGGACTCGCGCATCTCTTTTCGGGCTTCTTCTTCAGAAATCACGCCCCATTGCCGGAGTTGATTCAGTTTCTGCTGCTTCTCGGTTTCGTGGGCGATCGATGCTTGTAGGTCGGAGGATTCGATTGCGGCAATTTTAGCTGCTGCTTCTTCGGCGGAATACGTTCTAGCAGCTTGAGCTTTCTTGATCGCCGTTATCTGACTTTGACTAGATAACTGCTGCTTGGCCGTTACTGCGTCTTCTCGCTCCTTGACATTTCCTAAAATTTCTTGATTAAGGTTTTGGCGCGCTTGCTGTTCAAGTTTAGCTGCGTCAATCCTAGTTTTTACTTGATCTAACTCTAAACGCTTAATTTCTTCAGCAATCTTGACCGCATCTTCTGGTTTTGCTCCAATGCTTGCAGCTTTTAAATCTTTGAGTTGACTGGTATTCGATCGAGTGCGTTCAGTAACGCTAACTTTATCTAACCCTAATTTAAGTTTTTCACCTTGTTCTTGGTCAATACCACCGCGACCCTTGCCTTTGGCAACTCTTTCTTCAATTGATGCGACAGACTTCTGGGTTGCCAATTCAGAAGCATAAGCTACTTCTTTATATTTTTTAGTTAATTCATCTAGTGTCAAAATATGAACTTTTGTTGTAGCGGTTTCAGATTCTAACGCAACAATTTTACCGCGCAAAATCCTAACTTGTTGCTCGGTTAATTTTATATTAGTTTGAATAAATGCTTTTTGTTCATCATTGACAGGCTGTTGAGCTTTTAATGCTTCTAGGGTTTTATTTAAAGTATCTACTTGTCGAGTAGCTTCCGCTTTAAAATCAGCTATCTCTTGCGCTCCTAGTCGCTGTTTGTCAGCAGCATCTAAAGTCTCTACACCGTATTTCTGCATAACTCCAACGCCTAGTTCTAACTGGGTGTTAACAGCTTTAGAAACCTGTTCTGTCGCAAACATAGCCCGTTGTGCGGCTAGCTGGGAATTAGTAATTATAGAAAAATCTTTACCATAAGTATCATTCGGTAACCCGCTAGTTACCTTAGACAATCCTTGTTGAACAGCCTCGATCGGCCCCTTCTTTTGTACAGTTTCCCAAAATTGTTGAAAAGCATTCCCAGAGTCATTAGCTTTTGTTTGTAATCCAGTTAACTCAGTCGTTAGTTTATTGATGTTGTCAGCAGTTTCTTTGATACCATTAGCTTCCTTGACTCCCGCCGAAAATGAATTCCAGGCTTGCGATACAGCCCAAGCAGCGGCAGTAAGAAGTGCAAACCTAACCGCCAGTGTTGCCATCGTACCAATAAATCCTAGGGTTGCCGCTGATGCTCGTCCTACGGCAATTGCATAAATATTCTTAGCTTGAGCGGCTATTAATGAAATAGTTGTACTAAGCGATTGCTGCGTGTTTGCCGTAGCCTGTTGCCTAGTGAACAATCCCAAAACAAATGTTTTTGCTGCGATAGATCCACTAACTATTTTGTTTATTCCAACCTGAGTTAATGTAACAGCATTTTGCGCTAAGTCTACATAGGTTTGCGCTTTAGTAAGAGCAATTGCTGTATTTGTAATTGTATTCTTAATCCCAGTAGCTGCTGCACTGGCTAACTGAGAAACTGAAAACAATCTAATGTTAGTTGTACCAATTAATAAATGCTTTGCGTAATCTCCTAATATTGCAATAGAAGTTTGGGTAGTATTAAAAAATTCTCTTGCATTGGCAGCACCAAATGCTTGACTTGCATTTAAAATAGTTTGCTTAGCCTCTGCGGCACTTATTTGACCTGTTAGTACACCTAACGCAAAAGAATAAGCTTGTGTAACCTTAGTAGTAATTTCTGTCCATTGCGCGGTAATAGCTTGTTTTACTTGCAAAGCTGTAAGCTTGCCTGTAAAAATATCAGCAGCAACACCAGCAGCAACTTGAGCTGCCGCCCATAACTTAGTCCAAGTTACCAAAGGCTTTGTGCCTTGAAATACCACCAAAGCCAACGGTCCGACAACGCTGAGAGACAGCGCCGTCAGTTGCAGCGCAGGAGGTAACTTTAAAAACCCTTCTGTCAACGCCGCGACTGGCTGCAAAAATCCGCTTAAAATCGGACTCAAGAATTGACCGACAGTAATTGAAACAGCACGAGCGCCATCAGTTAATCTGTCTAAAGTTCCAGCCAAAGAAGTCATCTGACTGTCACTGACTTTCTGACTGACACCACCAGCATTATTAATTGATTGTTTTAGCTCATTAAGTGCAGATGAAGATTGATTAAACAAAGCCAACATTTCATTGCTACTTTGTGACCCAAAAATTTGAGAAACCAAAGGTGCAACTTGACTCTGTTTGCCTGCACTATTAAATTCTGCAATTCGACCTTGAAAAGCTTGAATAATAGATTCAATACTATTTACGTTGCCACTAGCGTCAACTATATCTGATTTAGAAAGCCCAAGAGCGCTAAGAGCGGACACACCATTTGATTTAGTATTTTTATTGTAATCGCCTGCTATTCCTTGTAAAGATGTTATTGCTGCTTCAAGAGTACCGCTTGCGTTGGCTCCACTAATCCCGGCAGCCCCTAAAGATCCAATTAAAAGCGCAGTTTCTTTGAAATTTAAACCCGCAGATTTTGCTATTCCGCTAGCACTAACTATACTTGTTGCTAATTGATTTGTAGCTACACCTGTTTGTGTGCTAATTGCTGTTAATACGTCGGCTGCTTCGGGAATTGTTAACCCAGTGAAAGCGTTTGTTAGTTCTAGTGTAGTTTTACCAAGTGCCATCATATCTTCGTTTGTGGCACTAGCGGCATAACCTAAGCTTTTTAAAGCGGCGGGTAATTCTTCTACGTCTACCCCGGCACGTTTCAATGCAGAAGCGCTATTTGCAACTTGGTCTATATTTTGTTTGGTATTTGTGCCAACACTAAATATTGCCCTATTTACGTTGTCTATTTGTGTTGCGGTTGCGCCACTGGTTTCGTTTAACGCTCGTAAATTGTCTGTAAGAATTTGATATTGTACGGCTTCTTCTACCCCTTGCTGATTTTGGAACATATCAACAACAGTAGGACCCGGAGATAATTGCCCTGGCAACAAAAAGCTGCCCCCGCCAATCAAGCTTGCCGCACTTGCCGCGAGTCCTGTTGTCAGCATATTTACTTGGGTTGTAAGCATGGTAACTTCAGTACCCAGTAAATTTAAATAAGCAATAAATCCTTGCGCAGCTCTCCCAAATTTAATAGGAGTTATCATAGTATTTAATGTCTGACCTAAGAGCGATGCTCTAGGTACTAATTCTTTAAGAATTCCTCCCAAAACAACAAGGTCAGTATATCTAACAGGATTAGCCAAAGCGGTTGCGAAAAGACTTTGATAAGTAGTCATTAACGCATTGACTGTAATTATATTTGGAATTAACCCGGCAACAAATACTTGATTAACTAACGCCGCTTGATTAAGAAAAAACGCCATTACTTGAGGCGCAGCAGCTAATCCACCAGTTAATATCGTAGAAAATGCTAGTTTCCCTGAAAATCCAAGATTAGTAAAACCTGTAATAGCGGAAGAGATGACAGATTGAATTGCTCCAGCTTGTCGCATAAATACGACGGTTTGAAGTATCCCTTGGTTGATAGGATTAAGAAAAGGTAACGGAAAATAGTTTGCAGCAAAAAAGTTAGCAACCGCAGCAACTTTTGTCGAAAGCTGCGTCATTCCAAAAACAGATTGAGCTATTTGGCTGGCAAAAATAGAAGCCGGAACTGCTAAATTAACAAATTGTTTTGCAGCGATCGCAACTTGGGCAACTCTTTGACTTGCTGTACCGCCTGCTAGTCCCACACCTTGAAGTGCTCGCGTCGCTACTCCGACTTGCTGCTGGAAAGCACCTAAACCCAAACTGACTGGAATACTGACGCCACCGTACATAATTAAACCTGCCAGTTAGATAATCGGGTTGTAAGTCGGCGTCGAGCAACTAATCCAGCTCGACGCATCGCGATCGGAACAAAAGCTAGTTCAGCATTTAAGTTCGCTGTGTACTGCATAACCGGATCGAACTTTTGCAAGCCCAAGGATGTCCAAGGTCTGCCGGGTTGTTGCGCGCCATTTCGCAATGTATAGCCATCGTGAACATAAGGCGCGTATTCTACAGGCCACTCAAACACAACAGAACCAGGAGACGGGAAAGCGACAGTTTGTGACTCTTTCAACGCACCCGTGTCAATGATGTCACTTTGTGGAAAGTCAGAAAAAGCCCCAACCTCACTAATGACTTCTTGAAAAGTATTACCTAAATCTTTCATTGTGCGCTCAAAAGCACGTAAAGCGGCACCTTGTAAAGCAGTACCATTAAAATTAACAGAAACCTTACCGCGTATTGGCATTTTTTATCTCCTCAATCATTTTTAAAAAAGTTTTTTCCAGTTCAACTATTATAGTTTAAAATGCTCTGAGCGCAGCTCCTTTAATTTCACCGCCGTTAAATGTTATTGTTGGTTTCATTATAGTTTTTTAGCTGTTTTTAATTGGTGGTATTATCTCTGGACTTTCTACGGGTTCAGGAATTTCTGGTGGCGTTGTAATTTGTTCGTAGCGCTTTTGCCCAATTCGGGACTGAATTACAGTCATCGCCGCTTCCAGTTCCGGGTCGTTTTCGCAGTCAAAAACTAAGACTTGACTATTCCACGCTTCAGAAAGCTTTTCATCATTTAAATATATAGAAGTGACAAAATATGCTTCCATTCGCATTTTGCGGACATCTTCCTCGGCTTCCAAAAGATTAAGAATTTGAAATCTTTCAGCAACGTCGCGCCGCATTGTTCCGTTAGGGTTTGATATGTTAATTGACATTTTAGACTCTTATACTGTTAAAATTTGATTGTCCAAATCAAGAAAACCCGTTGTAAATTTATTCTAGTATATTAACTCTTCATCTGTTTATTTGCAACTTAGGTTAATTTTTGACCCTTTTTTACTATGCTATATATTTTAATTAATTCTTTTTCCGAACCAATAAGTAGTTATAAGAGAAGTCTCTCCATATATAGTTTGACTAGGAGAAGTATAACAAAAAATTTCTAAGTAGTCTCCCGCAACTAAAGATATTTCTGGGACGGTGATAGATTGTGCAAAAAAACCAATATTGGCTTGATTGTCTAAAACTCTTACTCCGTTCGTTTCTGCCCCGTTTTTATAAATTGTTAGCAATATTCTAGTAGATGCTGCAAGATTAAAAGTAACAAAAAGAGTGATTCTCCAAATTTCTGTAGTGATAGCGGTTAACCTGGATAAAGTAGTATCGTATTGATTATTAGTATCTAAAACTTTAGAGTTAAATATTACTTTTGTAAAAGTAGCGTTAGGAATTACTTGTGAAACTGACGCAGCAGCCCTAAAACTATAACTGGTAGTTTGATTTATAGTCCCTCCAACCCATAAATTTCCTTGAATAGCTTGACCCCCGCTAATTATTTGCGCTCCGTTCGTAGTTGAAGTTGATTGAGTAGTATTTGTAATTCGGACTATATTAGTAAAAGTTTTTTCGCCTCCAACCGTTTGATTTTGTGTTGTGTTCACCTGTAAATGATTTGTAAGATTAGGTAATCCAATCTGCGCTGCTGTCGTTCCGTGGGGGTTTCCTGTTTCCTGAGAATGCAAATAAGCAGTATTTCCAAAGTCACCGCGATAGGCGGTAGTTGCATTTGTTCCAAGTGCCAAGGATGACGACATCCCAGCGTAAACACTTCCTGTCCAACGGTAAGTCAGATTTGTATCAATTGCAATATAGATTTTTCCTGCTTCACCTGTTACTGGGAAGCTTGAAAGATTAGCAAATTCTAAAACGTCATCGTAAGAACCAGGTATTTGTGACGCTGGGACAAACCCATTTACTAATGAAGCAAAATTGCTGCTAGCAATAGGTTCTGGTGGCCCCGCTGTTGCACCTCTTCCCCATAAGGTATTTGCTGGTAATGTACCGGAAAAAGTCCCCATAACACCCCAACTCGTACTTCCTAGCGAAAACAGAATAAAACTCTGATGTTGCACCGCCAGAGGTAAGGTTGTTGCGCCGTTAATAGTGTCACTACCAGCTCTAGAAATAGTGACTAAATTAGTCGATGCGTCAGACTTCCTGATTTGAACAACCCAACCACTCCCGACAGTCGCAGCAGCAGGCAAGGTTATTGTAATTGCCGCCGATGTAGCGTTAACATCAATTAATTGGCGCTGATTAGTAGTCGTGAGCGTTGTGTTCGCCGAAACCGCCAAATACCCAAAAACGGTAATTGGGTCTGTACCGCCAACGTTGTGAGTGCTGGCGTGAACAGTAGGTGTACGGGCGTTAGAGTAAGCAGTATCTGCGGCATCTCGGACGGTTCCCGTGGTTGTTCCGATCGCCCGCGTCGCTGCTGTGCCTAACCCTAAGGTTGATCGGGCGACTGTATCGGTTGCACTGCCGAGTAAGCTTCTTCCTAAAGCGCCCAGCCCTACAATTGCTGCACTACCTCCTGCAGTACGCTCGATCAATCCAGCCGTGTTCAAAGCAGCAATAGCGGATAAAATGCCACCTAAACTACTGGCATCAAACTTGAGTTGTTGAATGCAGCGGCCTGGACTACCAGGAACGATAGAATCAGGGCGAATTACCGAAATTTCATCGGTTGCAATGATCGAATCTGGTTGCCATACCCAAATTTCAATATTGTTTGTGCTGGCGTTAGGAACAACAAACCAAACCCCGCTCGGATCGGACGCGCCAAAATTTATAGCTTTCAAATCAGCCAAATTGGAAAGAAAATTAGCAGTGGTAAAAGCGCGTCCGTAAGCGTTGGGCATATATTACAGCTTGGAAATTCTGTGCAACCAAATATTTTGAGGATTTCGTTCGCTTTCTGGCGAACATTTGCTGGCAATCAAACGGTTGCTGTAGTGAAGCCCTTCCCCAGATACCGATGTATCGTAGCCGTTACTGTACCATTCTCCCCAAGGATCGTTAACGATAAAACCGTGTTCATCGTATCCTTTGACAACAATAATGTGTCCAAATCTTGTAAAATATCCGTGAAGTACGCAGGGAATACCCGCATCAATTGCACTGCGAATATCGTTTAACGTTCCGTTGCTAACAAAGTTATCTTTGATGCCTGGATACGACTCTGCTAAGTTTTGCAATCCAACAGCTTCGTGTCTGCTCCAACCGCGCTCCAAACACCGAGCGTAGCATTCGTCTTCTAATTGAGCGTATCTTCCGCTACCGCGAATACCAAGCCAAAGCAAGCACATTGCAATGCTAGTTACGTTGCACGAACCGCTAGGATTGTAATGATTGTCGCGTTGAGATCGATACGGAAAATTTGAAAGTTTTTTCATTAATTTTATTCCAAATAAGGAGCAGCGTTTTCCATCTGCATAACGGGTTTTCGCCCTTCAACAGCCATTTTCTGCGCATCTAAAATTTTTTCTAATTGGAGTTCTTTCATAAAAAACTCGTACAATTTTTTGACAAGCGATATAGGTACGGGTTCGCCATCTTTACCTAGCAAAACACTGTCATCCGTAACATCTTTTGCAAGTTTGTAACGGTGACGTAGGCAAAGTGTTACTATAGCAACCTCCATTCCTAAAGCCTGTGTGGGGTCTTTTTCCATGCGGTACATGAATTGCATGACTTTGTTGTACTCTACGCAGTCGGCAGCGCCTTTGCTCGGAACACTCACCACATTACCCAACCCGTCGTCAATCTCAACCTGTTTTTTTTCAGCAGTAGAAACAAAGCTTAATACTGTAACGTTTTTTGCAATTTGATGTGCAGATTTTTCATCCATCATCTTTTTAAGTGAATTTCCAGTCATATTGTTACCTTGCTAAATTTATCATTTCGATATCAATCGCACTAGCTACCCAATTCGGTACTTTACCCTCTTTCAGCAATTCAGTAAACGTATCAGCAAACTCTTTAGAAAATAACTTTTTAGCTTGCTTGCTTTCAATTGCTTGGGCAAACGGATTTATTGAATAATGCTCTTTCTCTGGATGTTTGACGCCTTTGCTTGACAAAATGTAAAGCATTGACCGCGCGATCGGTGTTGCAATTAAACTACCTAATTCTATATCTCTCGTTGCTATTGCCTCCAGTGCTTGCTCGATTAAAATCAGGGGTTGGTTTGCAAAATTGAATTCGTCAAATCTGGAATCTCCGGGGTAGTTTAACCGCAACTTCCAGTAAATTTCAGCCCAATCTAGTGTTTGTGGTTTAATGGAATTAGCTTTCCCAAAGATGTTGATTCCTCAACAAAATCCTTAACAATTTCTAAATTGTCTAACCAAAAACCTTTAGAGCGAAATACTAAGTAACGTTTACCAGCTAATAAATCAGGTCGCGTAGCCACAACGCCGTTGATTCTCTGTGCGGTAGCAATAGCCACTTCGTTTGCCATTTCTCCCGTCAGATCGAGAACGCACTCTTCGGGTATCCAACGAGTTTTTTCACCTTTTACAAACTCGTAAAGGCGCTCGACCATTGGTACGGTTACGGCTTGTTCTGCGACTTGTTCAGGGGTAAGATCAGATTCGTTAAAGCGACTTTTTAATAAAATTGTTATTTCCATCAAGTTTGCTTGCATTTGAGTGACACCACCCTCAAGATTTTGGTAGTAACTTTCAATCGCTTGCTGTTCTCCGACTGTCAAACAACCTTTTTTAGGAAGTTCGATCGCGTTTCCGAAACCATCTTCAATCAGAACTGTTTCTGGATTAATTTGTTTGTTTTGAAATGGTAACAACTTCTAACCTCCTGTTCCAAAAAACATTTGCACCGGGCATTAAATTAACTGCGTAGCGGTTTCCGCTATCCGGGTCAAGCAAACTTGATATCTCGTCTTGTTTGCCGTTGGTGGCTACCAATTCGCACTCGATCGCGCCGTTTGCAATTTGGCAGCAGCAGCAAAAAATGCCTTTAGTTTGCAAAGACCTAATTTTCATTATTAAGCAGCGCCAACAATTGCAAAATCGCTCAACGGCTTGCCGGAAAAATCTACCGAAATATCTCCTTGCCTGAAACCGTCGGCGGCCGCAGATGTGGTGTTGTCGGTGACGTAGCCCTTGCCAATAAAAGGCGTTTCAACTACGTCTGCTACATCTTGATCCGGAGCAGAGTGCATTACGGCAAACCACAGCGGGGCTTTATCTTCAGCAGCTTTAAATGCCGTCCAGTACCCGCCGTTTTTAGCTAAATACGGCCCTGGAAAACTGCCAGATTTGCTGCTGGTAGTTGTAGTTATCAGCTTGCTACCTCCCGTGTTGAAAGTTTGGGTGTCGGTGGTGTCAACCGTGCGTGAAATTTCAGCATCCGTGCGATCCAGTAGTTCGGGAGGCCAGTTGGCTTTGGCTCCTGAAGGAATGGGTTCGGCCAAGGCTTTTACCGTCAGCGTCCCGCTGGCGCTGTTGGTGGATACTTCGGCCAAATAAGTCATCTCGTCTGCATCAACAAATAACAGCACGTTCCCCGCGTCGATACCGCCTGCGGGCATTCCCGTCACCGTAATCGAAGTTGCTGCTTTAGCTGCTGCGGAACTTGCAACAATTTCGGTCACTACAAAAGGCAGCGCAGGCTTGCGGTTTTGCCGCCAACAATACACCGAACTTTTCCAACCTTTTTGAAGTTCTCTATTCTCGTAAGTTGTTCCCATTAATTTGTCCTCCTTTTAGCTAAAGTTTTTGAGATTGTTAGTTTTCGAGTTTCAATATTTTGCAATTTGGGATTGGGTAAAATTCGCAACCCTACTTTTACCGAATAATCGCTTTCAAGCAACTGCACAAGTGGCAAAATAAAACCGAGGGTTGTATCGCGATCGTTCCATTGTTTGAGAATAATTTCGTGAGAAATTTTCCAAAAACAACCTCGATTTAACGCAGGGGAAACGTCCATTTCTATGCCGGGAACGATTGCAATTTCCAAGCCTTGTGTTACTGTCCCTGCTGGCGGGTGATCAGGAGTAGCGACAGAAACGGCTTTGACGGTTTGACCGTTAGGAAATTTGTAAGTACCAATCCCGACAAGCGTTTCTATTTTTTCTTTAAGTCTCGCGATTTCTTGTTGCATCTCAAAACTGAAAACTAGCTACTCCTTCTACAACATCCCCCGTCAGTTGCTCAGTGTCAAACGCCCTGGGTAACTGTGAATAAACTTGCAATTTACCCCGCTTTCCCAAATATTCAACCTCGCAAGTTTGCGGTCTGATTCCAGAGGGCCAGCGCATAGGTTTTACTAAATAACCTTTTAAATACGTGTTGAATGTATTTGCTCCCTGCTGTTGCCCAATGCTACTTGCAGATCGTGCTTGCGAATTAGTTTGCACTTTTAAATAAGCATCAATTTCTATATTTTCTTCTACAGGGCGCGCGTTTCCCCAAGCATCTTTTTCGGTATTGTTACCAACAACAGATACAATTATTTTTGAATTAGCGTATTCGGAAAATTCGGATTTCATCTTTTTAAATAACTGTATAATCCTCTTCAATGCTGAATTCGCCTTTTAACGTGCGCCGCATTGGAGTTGCCGTACCGACTGTCGTACCTACGGTGAAATCTTGGTCATAAGTAAATTCAACATCGGCTACGTATTTTTGACCTGGGTCGTCGGCGGCATTTTCGCCATTTCCAATAAGAACTATTGTGATTTTGCGCTCGCTGGAATTCAAAACATTGATAGTTATTCCTGATCCAACCGTCCTCGAATATATAGGAGCGCTTATTTTACCGTTAGGCAGTATTTTGCAAACCGAAGCTTTTACGCTTAAGGTAGATAATTGTCCGACAACTGTACCCAAAAGCACGACGCTATCCGATCGCACAAATACCAGTTTTTCAAGCGAATCAAATTTGACATTTCCATTTTCGTAGCGCAAATCCGTGTAAAATCTATCCATAAATATTTACCCTACAAATTTAAGAAACCCTCGCTCGATCGGGTAATTTACCCTAGAGTTGCCAAGTTCAAACTCGTACTCAACCTCAAATTCTCGGTCGGCTTCTTGAAATAATGTTTCGGTGCGATCGATAAATATATATCCGATTGCGCTTGCAAAACCTCCCTGTTTTTGAGTTTCAGATTCTACCTGCAAACCGCCTGGATCGACAGTTTGCATTTTATCTATCAAGATTGTTCCTTTCAGGTCGAACAGTTTCAAACAAGCGCTTAAATTACCCATTTTGCGCCCGTTCAATTCAAACCTCAGCGACAGCGATTGACCTTTTTTCAATTCGGTCTGTTGGGCGAACGGCAAACCGTTAAGCCACAAACTTCCGGTTGGTGCGGGTACTGCGGGCATTGAAACCAGCTTGTTGCAAAAAGTAAAAGTTTGGAAATTTCCAAAACCTTGAGTCACCCGCTCCCGAGTTGCTGTAGCCTCTGCAAAAACATCGGATCGAGCAATCATATTTACCATGTACCGATCGCGCCCCAAAGCCAAAGCTACAAGCTCGGTTTCAATTTGAGCGCGGGCGCTGGTATGGCGGTTTCGCGCTAGGGGCAAATCGCTGGTAGAAGTTTCGGTTGTGACTGCTGCAATGGCTGAAGAAATTTGAACGGGCATTAGAGAACATCCAAACCAATAGTTATCCTGTCAATCGTGAAAGGATCTCCCGCATCGACCTGCTTGGGAGGATTGAGAATTCCGCCTATTTGAAAATTTCCGCCAGTTTGAGCATCGTGCAATCCCCAGTGAGTGCGGTTGCCCTGCGCAAGTGTCGCAGCCACAAATGCACTGGGAATAATTGTTGAAATTTGCCCGCCGCTTGCGCCACCAAATGCCGTGCCGTTGACGGGTACGGGTTGGCGGCTGTACGCCGGATCTGTGGGTTCGGTTCCCCCGATCGTCGGCGATACTGCCGGGGCCGGAGCCGTGCTGTAATGCGCCAGATGCAAGCTCGGGAAAATTGGCAGCGGTACCGATCGGTAAAGATCGTTGAAAATAGCATTTTGCAAATTCAGCGACATGAAGCCCGATTTAAATTCGTGTCGCAAACCACCTGAGAGCACGATCAAAGAGTCGTTAACTTCAATCAATTCGCCATCGTCTGGGATGTAGTAACTGAGGCAAGTTCCGCCGCTGGAACTATCAAAAACACCGAGGGCGATGACATTTCCGCTCCAACCCGTCGAGCGGGGCCACGCCAGATTTCGGATAGTTTGCGTCGCCCCGGCAGCAGGCGCTGACCAATCGGTGGCAGACATTGAAATCCGAGTTACTCCGGCGGGTTCGGCACCGGAACCGTACCGGGACGGCATTGTAATGAACGGCGCCAGCCAAGAAGGCTCCGTACTTTTTTGCTGACCTCTAAATAAATGATTGAGGTAGAGATTTGCACCTGCAATTGTGAATCGCCCAATCGCCATTTATTTACCCTCCTTATCCAGCATCGGACAATTGGGTGCAGAAATAGAAATAGCACAAACTATATTTCCAAAGCCGTCTGTTTGTTTTTTACTTCCGCATTTCGAGCAAACCGACCATCCCAATTGCTTGTAATAATCGGAAGGAAAATTGGCTTTGACTTGTGACGGCGTTTCTACTTTAGAGGTGTCGGCAGGTTTTTTGACGCCAGATTCAACCTTGGGTTTAAGAGGGTTGGTGTCCGGCGTTTCCAAAGTTAAAGGACTGTTGGGATTTTCGGGTGTTGCTACTGGCATAATTTTAGACTTTCACCGTAGAGGCGCGCATTTCAAAAACCCGCAACTGCTCTTCCGCGCCAACGGGTCGGGCAACTTCGCTGGACAGTAAAGATCGGAGAGGATCGACATCTAAACCGGTAGCGTTAGCGTGAGTTTTCCAAATTAACGCTCGCATCCGACCAAAATCGGTATCGTCGGATTCGCGAATTTCCATTGGCATTGCTTCAGCCATCCCGATCACGTCCGCACCAAATGCAAATCCGCTCCGGGTAGTTTGAGCAGATCCACCAATAGTTTCGGTTAGCACTCCAGGCGTTCCTGCCACTCCCGAACTGATGTTTGTACTTTCGTACAGGTGGAAACCGCGAACCTTGCCTTTATAACCAAGCTGTTTACCGCCGTATTCTTGACCAGTTTTCAGTGCCAACATATCAGTTAACCCTTCTACGTTGGCATTGTCTGCAAAAGTTTTTTTGTCGGCCATATCCGATTCCAATGGTGCAAAGTGGTCGGGCGTTCCGACAAACACAAAGCAGCCATCGTCGAGCGGGGGAACTAAGCGGGTGGTCATGTGCGCCCGCAGCGAGCCCAAGAAATTCATAGTTAGCTGCCCGCCACCGCCCGCAGCTACACTCGCAGCTGTAGTAACTACAGAATCATTGTTGTTATACACAGCAGCAGTGGTACTCAACAAAATTTCAAACAGGAGCGTATCTTCCCACTTGCCGTAGTTGTGTCCGATGCGCTGCTGCACCAAATTTTCAATATCCACAATTGTGACGGCGTTTACTAACTCGTGAATGCCCAACGGCTCGATCGTGGCGTCTTTCCCCATACCCCATTCAAGAATAGGTACAGATATATTGTTGCCACTGAGATTTTGCCGAGTTGCTACTGTTGGAATTCCGGGTGTCAATCTCCAATCAGAAGATGTAGTCCCTTCGTTGAGATGTCTGACTCTAGGAACTTCGCAGGTTTGATTGACGGGGACTCCCGTATAAATAGTTTTGTTGCAAAACTGCCAAAGCACGAATCTGGGGGAATGTTCGATCCTTACCACTTGGCTCAAATATTCCCGCAATGCCACAGGAAAGTTTGCAAAAGTTGTAGGAGCGTCTTTTCCGGCGCCGTAACGACCCTCCAGCAAACCTGCTTTGCGAGCGATCGCGTCCATCGCTTCGCGCAGCACTTGCCGATTTTGCAAAAACCAACTATCTACATATTTGGAATTTCGCTGCTTGTAATAGCCCGTGGGCGTTGCGATGTAGCGGGCTTTGCTGCTGTCATCGTCATTGCACCGACGTTCGTATTCCCGCAACGCATCTTTTGGCGAGATTCCCCCGCGAGTTGACAGAGGTGCTATAAATGCAGTTTGACTTAACGCGCGATCGCCTTCCGGTGCAGCGTACCCCCATTGTGAAAACACGCGAGCGTAAGTATCGCGCTGTTTGCGTTCATCCTCAACTTGCGCTTGCAACTTTTCTTTTTCTTTCTGAGTAGCTTCCTCAATCGCGTCTTGCTGTTTCCTTAATTCGGCAAAATTATCTTGAGCTTGTTGCAGTTGCTGCTGGAATTGGGCAGTTTCTTGCCTGATCCCCCCATCAATCAGCATTTTGAGCTGGGTTTCCGTGATAGTCAGAGTCCCGTCATCGTGAAAAGTCATGGGCGCGGGCGGAAGATGCGTCCCCTGAGAATTGCTTGCCTGCTGCGGTGGCGGTGGCGCACTTGCAGATTCATCGCTGCCAACTACTCTACCAATTGGTGGCGGGGGGAGCTGCTCAGGCGGAATATCTTCGCTGTTAGAAAGGCTATCAGAGCCTTGAATTCTTCCGTGCTGCTGCTGTTTAAAATTGTTAATTCGCGCTATACCGTCAATTTCTGTATTAGTTTTCCTTACATTTGCTGTTTTTGCGAAACCTTTACTCATATCAAAAAAATGGAATAGTTAATTTCAATGTATTTGAACAACGTGAGAGATATATAAAAATATTAGGTTTTGCTATAATTTTAAGTAATTACTATATTAGTTATGCCGTATGAAACCCCTAACCGTGACCCTTGGCGAACAAATTCAAATCTTTCGGCGCAGGGCAAACTTAACCCAGACGCAACTTGCAAAACAATTAAATATCTGTCAAGCAGTTATTTCGCAGGTAGAAACGGGTCAGCGCGAACTCGCGCATTCCGAAATTCTCGTATATGCAAAAGCGTTGAACGTACACCCTCTAATACTTTTAAACACCGTTCCCAACAACGGCAGTCGCGCCGGGAAGGTTCGCAATAAGCACCGAGGATAGCTCGCCCAAATCGTATAGACCGTCGCGAATGTAATACGGTGCTACCAAACTTGGATCTTCTCCCCAAGCATCCCAACCTCCAGGGATGTAGTGCGGACAATTTTTGTATGTAAAACTGGTTTCGCAAATTGGACACACGTAATTTTCAAATGCAAACCCTCCCAGCGAAACTGCCCGCCCAATTCCCATGCTCAAGCGCTGCACAATCGGGCTGTCGATTGGGAACGCAACAGTAGCCAGTACCTGCAAAAAACCCTCTTTTTTTACTATTTCGGAATTTAACTTTTTGTTGCCCGCCGCTAAAATTAAGTTTTCTGGCGCAGTCTTTTCATTAAAAATTTTTCCTTCAATAACCAACCCTTGAGTTTTTGCAATATCTTCCCAATCGTGGTCAAGGGTGTGAGGAACGCCCATTGTATCCAGCATTTTAGCTAAAACAACTAAATCTTTTTCCCTCCATTTTCCTCGCCCTCGATTTACCAAATTGTCGGCAACTATAAATTTTACAACTGTCAACTTTTCAGGATTAACTAGGGAAAAACCCGCAGGTATAAATTGATTGACTTTTGCTATTTGCTGTTGGGTTAACGAGGGAAAAACACCCGTTATTATAGATCCAGGAATCGTCTCTTCAGTTTCTACAATAGCGGGAATAGCAAATTTTAAATCAGAAGCCACTTTACCCACAACAACGCCTTTTCTGTTAGGTGTATCTAGTTCAATTAAATACCCCAAATTTTGAGGGGAAGCTTGAATATCTAAATGTATTCCGGGAATTAAACCTCTGTCAAATATTTCAAAAATTCGTCCTGTCGTTTTTCCCGCCACAGATTCCCAGCTAACTCGATCTCCAATTTTAAAATCTCTTTCTGAAACAAAACCTTGTTCAACAACCTGAGAATTTATAATTTTAATACTCATACTTAGTAACTCCAATAATTTATTTAATGCTAAAAGTTTTTAAAAAGGATAGACTGGTTTTATTTCGTACCCAATCGAGTTTGCAAGCTGTTTAACAAGTTCCTGTTTGTAACTCCGCAAATCGCAACTTCGATTTTCTTTCCACTCTATGACGTCAAGCTTTACCATTCCCGTAGACGCTTTGCGGATTTCTTCTGCATTTGCATCTAATTGCTGTATAAGTTCAATTGTTTGTTGCGCCATTTGCTCAGACGTTTGCTCTACCAAATCACACAACAAATCAATCGTCATTTTAGACGTAATTGATAACTCTAAATATCTAAGTATTTTTCCCCTGTCTGTTGTTGTTATTGGCATTACCCTACCTCCAACAATTGTGATTTGCCGTTTTTAATAACTTCTAAACCTTCTCGAACATCGCGATTGTTGGCAGTTGTCAACCAGTCTAACTGCTTCCCTAACCGAGTTGAATCTAAATCTTCTATTCCTAAATTGTTAGATTCTTCAGCTTCCAACGGGTTTAATTGCGTTTCAAACTGATTTACGTACAGTTTGGGCCACACAATTCTGTACAGCCATTTATCTTTTTCAATCCCGTGCAAAGCTAATTCTAAATTGCATAAATGCTTAATAACTGAATATGTAATTAAAGCGCGATCGCCGTTTAAACTGCGCGCGTAATTGAGCATTGGTTGCGTGGCAATATCGTTGGCTCCTCCCCAACTATACCCCATTAAATACAGCGGAATTTTTGATTTGCGTGCTATTGCTAATTGAAATTCTTTTAAAACAGCTAGCAATCCCGAAAAATCAGGATTTGTAGTAGATAATTTTTTCAAATCCGCGCCGTTCATCAAGTAATAATCAGTGATGTTCCCTCCACGGCGCATCCTTTCTCGGTGAGCTTCTTTGTAATCTTTCATGTCGGATTTGTTGTATTCACAGGGCATCAAATGCAGATTTGGATTTGTACCCGTAGCTCGGGCTGCATTTGGGATATCTAATTTGACGTTTTCTAAATTTTTCCAATCATCAATCGACTCAAGATAAAGCGATCTACCGTACAAATGCGGGGGGCGCCACCGATACCGTGCGTGAGCGCAGGCGATCGGGTGAAAATTTAATGCCGTTGATTCGTTGGAAAGTTGAGCGCGCTGCTGGAATCCCAAAAGTTCTCCGTTCGGACTTTCAATTCTAAACATTTCAAAAGTTGGCGGAAACAGCACCCGCTCGATCCTGTTAGTTTTTGTGTTCACGCCAATCGACAAAAACCAATCACCCCACGCCATCAACAACTCCGGTCCTGCATCTAACGTTAGCCCTCCGATTACTTCTTCCCGCAGCCGCTGTAAAATTTTGTAAACTTCCGGGTTGATGGGGGTTTTGTTGTCATTGAGCGTTGGCGCGATGTCCCAGCCACGATCGTCCCCGGTAGGGTTGCTCCAAATTGCTTCTCGGCGCAAGTCCAGAGCCAGCGTAATTTCCGGAGAATTTTCGATCATTTCCACCAATTTGCGAGTGCGCCCGTCGCTGCGAACGATTGGCTCCCTAATTTCCAAGTCATAGCGCCGACCGTAAAGCGAGTCGCTGTCGTAGTCCGCCTGAGAAATTGGCTTCGATCGCCCGCCAACTACGGTGCGGGTGTAGTTGGTAATAGACTGCCAGATATTCTCTAGCAGTTTGTTTCGGCCGGGAGTGGGTAAGGGCGATCGCATTGGCAAATATCAAAATAATAATTAATTATATCAATCAAAATCTCCGGCAAGAATTTCCTTACTTAATGCGTGATAAGCGCCGGAACTGGCGTCCGTCAGGTCGCTAATTAACGGTTTTGGCTTGGCTTCAAATTTATATAGCGCGTCAAGATACCGTTCGTTCCAATCTCCTCTAAGAATTTTCACATTTCCATTTAGAGCCTGTGTGGCAAAAGGACTTGCACGTTTTACTTTATCCCCCAATGGTCGAACTCCCGCCGCTTGCAACCCTGCACCTCTCAGCATACCGCGCAATTCATCGTCAACCCAGCCTCCAGAACTCCCGCCTTCAAGCTCCCAATTTACAAACACATTTTTGCCATCTAGGTTTCCGGTATCTTGCAGCAATTTTTTTCCTTCTGCTGGTGAAACTTGCTCGGCGATCGCATCTAGCACGTAATAAACACCATCAACTTTTTTCATTTTAACCCCAGCAGTGAAAAACGCTGATGATTTCGTACTTGCCGCTAAGTCCCAAAACCTCACAATCCGCCCGCCCACTGGCACTCGATCGACTACCTCAAACCATTCACGCTTGAATACTGAACCCGCACCCTTAGCCTCAAACGGGATGCAGTCTAACTCTTCCCTCGCGTTAATGCCGTAGTCTTTCCGCAATTGTTCGATCCATGCCTGTTCGCGCTCGATCGACCATCGTTGATTTGAAACCAGACAGATGCGGCGGTACAATCCATCGGCGATCGCAGTGTCTAAGTCATAGCGATGATAGGAGTAGTTGAGTTCTTTGGTTTTGCACTTTTCAATTAACTGATTGAAATAATTGTCCTTGCCGTTGTGAGTACTCCAAATAGCAACTTTGCCACCCCACATATTGATTGCCAGCGCTGCCTTAATCAGTTCTTCCAAGTCATCATGGAATGCCGCCTCATCAATCCGCAACCGTCCCTTCTTCGATCGCAAGTTTGCCGGACGCGACGACAGCGCCGTGACTTTGAACCCTGAGTCAAACCGGATAGTATAAGCAAGAATGTTTTTGTCTGGCTCTTCAATGACTGACTCGTTAATCCCGGAACACGCTAAATTATACGCCCGCGCCCAGTACGCAACGTCCTCTATATATTGGCGACTCATATCGAAGTTGTAGCCGACATACCAAGAATCTGAGCCGTTGATTTCAGCCGCTACCAATGCCGAGTCGGCAGCGTCCGCCCAACTAATCCCTATCCTTCTTGATTTCTCGCAAATCTTGATCGGGCTGCTGTCCCGGTTCCACATCTGCTGATATCTCAAAAGCATCGGCGGGTTGGATGCCCAAAAGGTGCTGTTTAAGAGCGGCTGCAGTTTCGGGAGTGAGTCCAGTAATTGCAGCTTCCGTACTGTCTGGGAAAATTCCCGCAAACGCCTGTCTAATAACGAGCTTAATGTTGTTAATTTCATTTTCTGCTAAATTTAACAATGATCGAGGAAGCCATCCTGCATTTACAAAAGCGGTAAAAGCTTCAAGCTCGTCTGATGGTTTGCCAAGAACTCGATCAAGAATTTTGACCGGAGTAGGAGACCGAACTTCCCTAACCGTTTTTTTTACATAAGAGCCAAACTTGTCCGAAGTTCCTTCTTCAATAATTGTGATTTTTGTCACAGCACCATTTTGCAAAAGATCTTCTACAATCTTGTCTGCTTGTAATTTAAGCGTCTCCTGCCTCCGAAACAATCGCTCTTGCTTAGCCTCTTCCACTAGCGTAGCAAATTCAGGGTGTTTACGCATCCATAAATAAAAAACTTCTTTGCTAATTCCTGCTGCTTTAAAAGCGCGTTGATTGCAACCGTGTTCTATTAATTCTTTCTGGATGATGTCTAATGTCGCTTGAGTATAGAGGCTATTTCTGCCTTTTTTGCCTTTCATTTTGTCTGTTAAATACACTTAATACACTATATTTTAGCTTATTTAGCTAAAATAGTGCATAAATACAGTGTGTTTAAATATGTCACAATAAATTAATAAACCTGCTCCTACGACGTAACCAAAAGGAGCCAAAATATATCAACTCACGTACCAATCAATTTTTACACCCGTAACAATTCAAGGTATAATCTACTTAAATTAGCCCAAAACATTATGAACTTAATTACCGACACCGTATCTAAAATCATGCATTTGGGTAGCTCAGATGAGTCTACTAAGGAAATTGAATCCGAAGAACAGCCAGCCGAACAACCTAAGCCGGAAGAATCGCAACCGGAAGAATCAAAGCCGGAAGAATCTCCACAAGAGCAACCCGCGCCAAAACAACCAGCACAAGAACAGTCTGCACCGGAACAACCCGCGATCGAACCGCCGCCCGCCGAGCCATCCACTCCAGAAGCACCCAAGCAACAAGAGCCGCACCCGGAGCAACCGACCGAGTTCCAAATACAAAAACCCAAACCTCCAGAAGGGCAGCCACTGCCTCCGAACGAACGAGTCAACGCTGCTTACAAGCTGGTCTATGGCGAAAATGCTGAAATTCCGATCCAGCATGAGTCGATCACCACCGACCAAGATGCTGACTGGCATATCCGCAGCTATATGGGCGGTTTGTTTGCCACACCAAACGACCATCCGCTGACTCAAAAATTTAACAATTTGGAAGAGTTGCTGGAATGGTTTAACAAGACTTATCCGGCTGCAGCCGGGAATTAAGTAACAATCGTCTAAATTCATTGTTTTTAACGAAACGTTGTGATATTATTTATTTAGCAAGTCACTTAGCGATTAGTAGGGTTGAAACATAAGTAAACTACCGATGCAAAGGTAGACCGAAAACCTGAGTATAAATGACACCTGCTGGCATACCAAGGCTAAACCGTATACCCGTCCATCCTCTCTCATGACGTTAAATGCTGGGGGGAATGCCGGGGTTGAGCAGCGGTCGCTCATCAGTCTCATAAGCTGACTTTCTGGTGGTTCGACTCCACCCCCCGACTTTATTCTTGATTTATGTCCACCTGATCGGCGTAGCTGGTTGGGTGAATGCCGCTGGGCAAGTAAACTTAAACACACCGCCCGGAAAAAAGCGGATCGTTTGCCCAAGGCAGCAATTGATCTGTGTGCCAAAACTGTTTCTGTTTCTGGAATGACATTCGCATCGCGGGGTAGCATCCCTCGGCAACTTTCACGCCTCGGCTGCATCCCTGCCACGCTGATTTTCCAAAATCTGCTAAAGCCATCGCGTAATTAGCATCTAAACTCACTACATTAAGATGCTTGGCAAAATTAGCTTGGTCATCTGGAGATCCGCCCAGGATGTGAACAAACCGATCGCCAAACCAGCCACATTCAATATCGGTCCCGCCGTATCCGGTCGGGACACTGTAACCCAGCCAGTATTTACTGGGAAGCCAGGTTTTCACTTTAGGTATTAGAATTACCCGCCCGCAATATTGAGCTAGTTCGCGGGCCTGCTTCAGCGCCTCCGGCAACTGCTCGATCGCCTCAATATCCTTCACAGTCGCAATTAGCGGTTTGTTGCGCCTGACCATTGCTAAATGCTGCTCGTGCCGGTACGCTTCGCCCCATTCGTTGTCTACCATCGCCATGTGCCAGTGGTCTTTATTCCTGCCATTGCTCCTAAGTCCTAACAGCCAGCCTTCTTCTAGTGCCGTTCGATCGTGCTGGCTTTGGCCCCCGCCTCCGCAGTAGAAAAGCAGCGGCAGTTGAATCCGATATTCCCAACTGTTTAGTCGGCGCTTTTTCCCCGGTTCGGTTTTCGCAAGCACGAACCCGATCTGCTGGTAAAAAGTGTTGGCTGCTAAATCTTCGGGGCATTTGGCGACAATGCGGTCGCACCCGTTCTCGATTGCGCTGCACAGTACCCGGTAAAACAGCAGTCGGCCCCAGCCTTCTTTTTGGCGATCGGGCAGCACTGCCAGCGAGTAAACGGTAGTTTGCTTGTCACGACGGTGGTGGAAGTGAACAAACCCAACGCCTTCGATAACTTCGAGGGTATTTTTTTCGACAGACTCTTGCAGCGCCGCCCGGTTCACAAAGCCGAGTTCTGCGGAAAATTTAATGGATATGTGCTTGGCTTCGGCTGCGCGATCAAATTTATTGGCGATTGATCGGGCTACTTTTTCTTGGTTGTACGCTTTACCTTCTGGGGTTTTGAGCCAACACTTCAGGCACAACTCAAATGCTTCGCACAGGTTGTTGTTGTTTTTACCACCGCATTGTTGGCACGGGACAATGAGCCCTGCCATTTTCCTGCCTATCCATCTGCGCTGCTGTTCTGTAGTTGCCATTGCGTATGCTTTTAACTTGGTTTCTACAAGTTTAACCTGGTTTCTGCATTGGGCGGTTGTTGCTCCAGTTTATTGCATAGGCGTTTAAAGCAGTCAAACGAGATTTGGTAAAAAGCAAAACTGGGGAAGCCTGGATCGCGAAAGCCTGAAACTATTACCCGTCAAGTAGTTCACAGTCGAAAGCGGCAGATTGCTAATCTGTTAAGGGTGTTAACATCCTTCGAGGGTTCAAATCCCTCCCTCTCCGTTCTAAATTGTTCCAAGTAACCCCACCTAAAAAAACAGAAGACCTAG